TTACTATATAGATTGATACGAACGGTTAATAACCTGCGAAAAAACATGAGTATATTAGTGGAACCAGAGCTAGGTGTGGCAATTCCTGAAGAGTTACCACCTATGGATTTGAAGCAACGTACTGACGCGGCATCAGAAACCGCCAAGGAACTCGCTGACCATGGCGTAGACCTAGAGCCTACCAAAGAAGATGAGGATATCGCTGCTAAATTGGTTACGGCATATGCTGATAACCCTGACAACACGTCTAAAAAAGTTACCACAAAGCGTGCAGCGACACTTACTCCGGCATCTCTAGTGCTTACAAACAACATTTTGCAGGAATTTGGCCATTCAGTAGTCGAGAGTGCGTTACAAGTACGACACTTGGTGACTAACAAGCTCATAGATGAGACAGAAAATCCAGATCCAAGGGTGCGGATACGTGCTTTGGAGCTACTGGGTAAGATTTCTGACGTTGGATTGTTTGCAGAGAAGTCCGAAGTGACCATTACACACCAGTCCACCGATGATTTACGAGCTAAATTACGGGAAAAACTACAAAAGCTGAGTACATCAGAAGAAAGAATACAAGAAGCCATAGTAATAGATGGCGAAGTTCTGGATGTTGACGCTGAATTGGGACTGGAGAACGAGGAATGAAGAGTTTTTTACTGGTTGTAAGTATTTGGGGATTCACAGCAGAGAATGAATGGGTATATGTGGGTAATAATATAGTTTTAGACATGCTTATGCCCATAGAAAAATGCGATGCCATGGCTAAAAACTGGGTTTGGCGCGAAAGTAACGAATATTATAAGTTAGTTGTACATTGCGAAGAAGCAATACTACCCGCAGAGCCTGAATCGAAGAAAGAGACATCATTGTGACATCTGCGTTAGCTGTAGATTTTACTGAAGATGAGGTTCAGCAGATGCTGGACAACCTAGATCAGTATACTGTAGACGAAATTGTAGAGATTGATAAGTTAGTCGATGAGTTGGACTCTAGAAGGGTTAATAAGGCGGCGTATGACGACCTGATTGAGTTTTGTAAGCGTATGCAGCCTGATTATATCGTCGGTAAGCACCATAGGATGCTTGCAGACATGCTTATGGACATTGCAGAGGGTAAAAAAGACAGAATATGCGTTAATATACCTCCCAGACACGGTAAATCGCAGCTTGTTTCTATATTTTTCCCTGCTTGGTTCTTAGGGCGTAACCCGAACAAGAAGGTTATGATGGTGTCACACACCACTGATCTGGCGGTAGACTTTGGACGTAAGGTTCGTAACCTGATATCTACTGATGAGTATAATTCTATATTTCCTACTGTTAAGCTGGCTATAGATTCAAAGTCTGCAGGACGATGGAATACTAATTCAGGAGGTGAGTATTATGCGTGTGGTATTGGCTCCTCTATTGCTGGTCGTGGTGCTGACCTCCTGCTCGTTGACGATCCCCATTCCGAACAAGATGTCATTAACGGAAACTTTGAAGTATTTGAAAAAGCATATGAGTGGTTCACCTTCGGAGCGCGGACACGACTGATGCCGGGAGGCCGTGTGGCTATCATACAGACACGTTGGCATATGGATGACCTGACTGGGCGTGTGACCAGAGACATGGGGCAGAACGAACGAGCTGATCAGTATGAGATCATGGAGTTTCCTGCTATACTGGATACCGTAAACAAGAAAACACAAAAATCAGAGCAGAAACCACTGTGGCCTGAGTTCTTTGACCTTAACGCGTTACTACGCACAAAGGCATCTATGCCAGCATTTCAGTGGAACGCCCAGTATCAGCAGGAACCTACGGCAGAAGAAGCCTCACTGGTCAAACGTGAGTGGTGGAGTATATGGAAAGAAGAGCAGCCGCCCGAGTGTGAATACGTAATCATGTCTCTAGATGCGGCAGCAGAAACACACAATCGTGCTGATTACACAGCATTGACGACATGGGGTGTGTTTTTGAATGAAGAAGAGGACAACTATAATATTATATTGCTAAACAGCATAAAGAGGCGTATGGAGTTCCCAGAACTCAAAGAACTTGCTATGGAAGAATACGAAGAGTGGGACCCAGACGCGTTCATCGTTGAGAAGAAAAGTTCTGGCACGGCTCTGTATCAGGAGATGCGTAGGTCTGGATTACCCGTACAAGAATATACCCCACACAGAGGTTCAGGAGATAAGTTGGCTCGTTTAAACTCTGTATCAGATATTGTGGCATCTGGACTCTGCTGGGTTCCAGAGACTCGTTGGGCTGAAGAAGTGGTAGAAGAGATTGCAGGATTTCCGTTTATGAGTCATGATGACTTGGTTGATGCAACTGTTATGGCTCTCATGAGGTTTCGTCAGGGAGGCTTTATACGTCTGCCTAGTGACGAGCCAGAAGAGCAACGGTACTTTAAGCGTCGTAGTAGCGGATATTATTAGGGGTCAATATCATGGCAGTTGAAAAAGGACTATACCAAGCTCCAATGGGTATAGATGAAGATTTACCAGAAGGTGCTATGCCATCTGCGGATCTGGAGATTGAGATCGTAAATCCTGAGATGGTGACTCTGGATGATGGTAGCGTTGAGATAACAATAATTCCGGGTAGTGAATCTGGAGATGTACCGTTCGATGGTAATCTGGCAGAAGCTATGGAAGATAACGACCTAGCGTCTTTATCTGACGAACTTGTTGGTCTGATAGATTCTGACATGGACAGCCGCACTGAGTGGGCGGATACATTCGTTAAAGGTCTTGATGTATTAGGATTCAAGTATGAAGAGCGTACTGATCCTTGGGAAGGCGCCTGTGGAGTTTACTCTACAGTGTTGGCAGAAGCAGCCATAAGATTCCAAGCAGAGACTATGAGTGAGACGTTTCCTGCCATGGGGCCGGTGAAGACCAAGATTCTTGGCGAAGAGACAAAAGAGAAGACTGAATCTGCTGCCCGTGTCAAAGCTGACATGAACTACGAGTTGACAGAGAACATGATTGAGTATCGTCCAGAGCATGAGCGCCTGCTCTACAGCCTTGGACTGGCAGGTTCCGCGTTTAAGAAAGTTTATCACGACCCTAATATAGGACGACAGGTCGCTTTGTTTATACCTGCAGAGGATTGCATTGTCCCCTACAGTGCATCTCACATTGAGACTGCAGAGCGTGTTACTCACGTCATGCGTAAGACAAAAAATGAACTTAAGAAATTACAGGTTAGCAGATTTTACCGTGATATAGAACTAAGCGATCCGCAACCATACCACTCTGACATTGAGATACGTAAAGCTGAAGAGGGTGGTTATTCTCTTACCGATGATGACAGATATGCGCTGTATGAAATACATGCTGATCTTGTGATTGAGGGGTTTGATGATTCAGACGATGAGATTGCAAAACCTTACGTTGTGACTCTGGAACGTGGTTCAGGTGAGATTCTGTCTATATACAGAAACTGGAACTCTGAAGACACACTTATGCTAAAGCGCCAACACTTCGTACATTATGCCTATGTACCGGGTTTTGGTTTTTATGGACTCGGACTTATCCATATTATCGGTGGGTATGCACGAGCAGGAACCTCCTTGATACGCCAACTTGTCGATGCCGGTACGCTCGCTAATTTGCCCGGTGGATTAAAGTCCCGTGGGCTGCGTATCAAGGGGGATGACACTCCAATTGAACCGGGTGAGTTCAAGGATGTTGATGTACCGTCAGGTAGTATACGCGACAATATTATGCCGCTACCTTACAAAGAACCATCACAGACACTTCTGGCATTGCTGGATAAAATCACTAACGAAGGCCGCAGACTGGGCGCGATCAGTGACATGAACATATCGGACATGTCGGCTAACGCACCGGTAGGCACAACGCTGGCGCTTTTGGAGCGTACACTAAAGCCTATGGCTGCAGTACAAGCCCGTGTTCATTACGCCATGAAGCAGGAGTTTAAACTCCTTAAAGCTTTAATGGCAGAATACGCGTCAGCCGAGTATTCGTATCAGCCTGCACGGGGAGAGGTATCTGCTCGTCAGACTGATTATATGATGGTGGATGTAATTCCTGTTAGTGACCCTAACAGTTCTACCATGGCACAGCGTGTGGTGCAGTATCAGGCTGTATTACAGATGTCGTCACAGGCTCCGCAGATATATGACCTGCCACAATTACACAGGCAGATGATTGAAGTTCTTGGAGTAAAGAACGCAGATAAACTTGTTCCACTTAAGGAAGACCTGAAACCGGCAGATCCTGTTAGCGAGAATATGAACGCGTTGATCGGTAAGCCGATGAAAGCATTTATCTACCAAGATCATGATGCTCACATTGGCGCACACATGTCGTTTATGCAAGATCCACAAGTTGCTCAGATGATTGGACAGAATCCACAAGCGCAACAGATAATGATGGCATTACAGGCTCACATTGCAGAGCATCTAGGGTTCAAGTATCGCAAACAGATAGAAGAAAAGCTTGGCGCACCACTACCAGCACCAAACGAAGAGCTTCCAGAAGATGTAGAAATACAGCTTGCACGCGTTGTTGCAGAGGCTGGCAAACAACTTACACAGGCAAATCAACAGCAAGCGGCTCAACAGGCTGCACAACAACAAGCGCAAGACCCTGTGTTCCAGCTCCAACAACAGGAAATGCAGATCAAAGGAGCAGAAGTGCAGCGTAAAACACAGAAAGATGCTGCGGATATACAACTCAGACAGGAAGATATGAAACGCAAACTCACTAAAGATATGGCAGATGCACAGCTTAAAGAGCGAGAGTTGGAGCTTGATAAACTAGAGATTGGTATTGACGCTAAAAAAGCTGGCGTAAAGATGCAGGCTGAAAAAAGAAGAGATAAAGATAAAACCAACTTGGAAGCATCTAAAATAATTACACAACTTAAAAGAGACTAACTATGGCTAAAACCGTCTTTGACGTGCTTATTGAAAAACTAGATGAAGATAAATCTACAGCATTACAGTTTCTTGGAGGGGGCGGAGCCAAAGACTTCCCTCAGTACAAGGAGATAACGGGCATGATACGGGGTCTAGATGCCTGCAAAAATTATGTAACAGACCTCTCGCGCAATTATATGGAAGATGATGATGACTGAAGCAGTTAAAAAAATTACTCCTGACGAAGATTGGGACGCACAACTACCTAAACCTTGTGGCTATCGTTTATTGATAGCACTGCCTGATATAAGTGATTATTACGAGGGTAGCACTCTCTTAAAAACTGACAGTGAAAAACACAAAGAATACATCATGTCTATTATGGGTGTAGTCATTGATATGGGTGATGCCGCCTATAGCGACAAAGAGCGATTCCCTACAGGCGCATGGTGTAAGGTTGGTGACTATGTGATGTTCCGTATGAATACTGGCACTCGTTTTAAGGTCAACGGCAAAGAGTTTCGTTTGATGAACGACGATTCTATAGAAGCGGTCATTCCTGACCCTCGTGGAATTTGCAAAGTTTAGGAGTTAATAATGGCGTTTCAAAAAGTTGAGTATGAGTTTCCTGATGAAAAAGGTACAAAACCAGAAATAGAAGTGGAGAGTTCAGATGCAATTGAAGTTGATGTTTCTGGTAAAGCAGCTAAGAAGTCTGACCCAGAACCTGCGAGTGCAGATAATAATAATGATGACCAACTTGAGATTGAAGTCGTTAATGATACTCCAGAAGCTGATAGAAACCGCAAAGCTTCTGAGCCGCCAGCTGATGTCACTGATGAAGAACTTGATGAATACTCTGATAAAGTTCGCAACAGAATTAAGCACTTCAGTAAAGGCTACCATGATGAACGTCGTGAAAAAGAAAAAGCACAGCGCGAAAGACAAGAGTTAGAATCACTTGCTCAACGCCTTGTTGATGAAAACAAAGAATTAAAAGGCACGGTTGGTAAAAATCAGTCAACCATGCTTGATCAAGCTAAAAAATCTGTTGAGGCTGAAATAAATGCTGCTAAAGCAGGTTATAAGGAAGCATATGAGTCTGGTGACGCAGAAGCAGTCGTGGAAGCACAAGAAAAGCTAACCGCTGTTAAGATTAAAGCTGATAGGATAAATAATTTCAAACTTCCGGCTTTACAGGAAGAAGAAACTCCTGTTAATGTGTTACCAGAACCCACCCAACCGGTGGCAGATCCAAAAGCTACAGAGTGGGCATCGTCCAATCCGTGGTTTGGATCTGACGATGAAATGACAAGTTTCGCCATGGGTGTGCATAATAAACTAGCTAAAGATAACGTTGTTATCGGAAGCGACGACTACTACGAGAAGTTAAACGCTCGTATGCGCCAAGTGTTCCCAGATAATTTTGAGGACACTACAGAGGAAGTAGAGGTTGAGAAGCCGAAACAAGCTAATGTGGTTGCTCCCGCAACGCGGAGCGTAGCACCTAAAAAGGTCAAACTAACGCAAACACAAGTAGCTATAGCTAAACGACTTGGAGTTCCCTTAGAATTATACGCCCAAAAGGTTGCAGAAGAAATGAGGAAAAACTAATGGCTGAAAACCGTATAGAACGTGAACAGACCACTCGTGAAAAAACGACCCGTACTAGAGCTTGGCAAAGGCCAGAGACCTTGCCCTCACCGAATCCCGAGCCGGGTTACGCATTTCGCTGGATTAGAGTCGCCACGCAGGGGCAAACTGACGCCACTAATGTTTCTTCAAAATTTCGTGAAGGTTGGGAGCCTGTAAAAGCTTCAGATCACCCCGAAATTACAGTAGTTACTATTGAGAACGAAAAGTTCAAAGATAATGTTGTAATTGGTGGTCTTATTCTTTGTAAAGCTCCAGAAGAACTTATTGCAGAACGCACGGCGTATTACGAACAACAAACGCAAGGCCAGATGCAGTCAGTTGACAACAACCTTATGAGAGAAAACGATCCTCGGATGCCGCTCTTTCATGAGCGTAAAACAAAAGTTACTTTTGGCTCGGGGGGTTAATTTAAAAACCTTTGTTATCTGGAGACAAATAGATGGCATATCCTACCATTGATGCCCCATATGGCCTCCGCCCAATCGGAATGATTGGTGGTCATAGCTATGCGGGTTCTACACGTAAGATCCCCATCGCTTCAAACTACAGCACAGCCCTTTTCTATGGAGATGTGGTGCAGTATAAGAACGATGGAACCATCATTATCACCACATTGCAGAACAATACTTCTGTAGTGGCCGGTGTTATTGGTGTGTTTATGGGTGTAAGTTACACTGATCCTAATACGAACCAGTTGACATTTCGCCAAAGCTATCCCGGCAGCATAGTAGCCGACGATATTGAGGCATATGTATGTGACGACCCTAATGTACTGTTTAAAGTAGTAAACTGTACAGGTGCCACTGCTGATGGCGCTTCTTCAGGACTGCTTCCTGCGTTTGTAAGCCGTGCTAATGCAATCTCCTGTAATGCGGAGCTTGTGCTTAACACTGGTGTAACAGCGTCAGGTAACAGTCGTATGGGTGTATTTATTAACAATGTAGCAACAATCCTGCCTATCACCGTTGTTGATGTCGTTCCTGACACCAAGAATAGTGACGGTAATTTTGTTGAGTTTATTGTTAAACTTACACAGGGTTATCAACGTTATCAGCAAACCGCTGGCGTATAAGGAGGAGTAGATAATGGCTATTTCACGCGCACAACTACTTAAAGAACTCCTTCCCGGCCTGAACGCTTTGTTCGGATTGGAGTACGCAAAGTACGGTGAAGAACACGCAGAGATCTTTGAATCAGAGACTTCTGATAGATCTTTTGAAGAGGAGACCAAATTATCGGGCTTCTCAGCAGCACCAGTCAAAAACGAAGGCTCTGCCATCGAATATGACAATGCACAAGAGGCGTTCACCGCTCGCTATTCACACGAAACAGTTGCAATGGGCTTTTCAATTACTGAAGAGGCTATTGAAGATAACCTGTATGACTCACTGTCATCTCGTTATACTAAAGCACTGGCTCGTGCGATGGCATACACAAAACAAGTTAAGGCAGCAACTATCCTGAATAATGCTTTTGCTGCTGGCACTACATATGGAGATGGTAAGTCTCTGTGTGCTACTGACCATCCACTTGTAAATGGTGGTACAAACTCTAATGAGCCTGCAGTTGCAGCTGACCTTAACGAGACTTCTCTTGAAGCCGCCGTTATTCAGATCGCTGGTTGGACTGACGAGCGCGGTTTGCTGATTGCTGCTAGACCACGCAAGTTAGTTATTCCACCGAATCTACAGTTTGTGGCAACTCGTTTGTTAGAAACTGAAGGACGTGTAGGTACAGCGGATAACGACCTTAATGCACTTCGCAATAATGGTTCTATCCCAGAAGGCTATGTAATCAATCACTACTTGACTGATACAGACGCTTTCTTCCTTATGACTGACGTTCCAAACGGCCTCAAGCACTTCACACGTAGTCCAATGACTACCGCTATGGATGCTGACTTTAGCACTGGCAACAGCCGGTACAAAGCCCGTGAGCGTTACTCGTTCGGTGTATCTGACCCGTTGGGTATCTTCGGTTCACCCGGAGCATAACTGGATTAGAGGGGGGTGGCTTGCTACTCCCCTCTTTTTACTATACGATGAATTATTCCTGACAGCCGCATCCTGTGGCTGACACTAGCCACGACAGGAGATTGACATGGCTAATACTACCTTTAACGGTGCAGTACGCTCCGAAAATGGATTTAAAGTTGTAACTAAGAGTTCTACTCTAGGAACTTTTACAGAACAGTTAAATGCTACTAGCGGAGGCGTTCTTGAAGTTCAAAAAGTCGCTACATCTGGTAGAGACAACATCGTTGCAGCAGGAACAACAGTTGGCGCAAACAATGCCAGCTTAGGCACAGCAGCCACAATCTTTAACATCACACCAAACGCACACGGTTCCGGTATTGCAGATGCCGCTATAAATACATTTATTACTAAGATTGGTGGCGACATCACAACAACAATTCTTGTTGATCTACATGGTGGACTAGCATCAGGTGGTGCCGCTAATGATGTCATAGGAACAGATGGTGGCGCAGCAAATGCCTATATTGCAGAGCTAACATCAGCAGTAAATGGTATCCCTTATCTAATAGAGTTTGCCTGTTTAGAAGTCCCAACAGGTGGAGATCCAGACATAAATCTAGTTTGTTCAGCAACAGGAACTACTGCAGAAAACGCTGGTACAACAAGTGGTACTGTTCTACTTAATAATGGTGATTTGACACTTGGCTTTTACGCAGAAGCAGATGGTGGTTCAACTTTAGCTGCTTTAAGTAAAAAGTTTTTGTATCTGACTTGTGGTGATGCAACAGACGCGGCATATACTGCCGGTAAGTTGGTTATTAAAATCCACGGTGCAGCTTTTGATTATGCTAATGGCTAATATTAACAGAGAGGGGATTACCCCTCTCCTTTCTTGAAGGAGATTAATATGAGTCATAGCTCAGATATAAAAGCTAAATTCATCAGCGATGAAAACGCATCAGATCCAGATCGTTTGGTTACAGCCGCTAGACCTGATACTAGCGCGACTATGGCGGAAACCACGTTCGCTGGAGGCGGTGCTAGAAATGTCACTGTAACCACGGCTGGTACAGGGGATAATGCAAAGACCTGTACAATAACTGGTACAGATGTTTTTGGTAATGCCATGACAGAAGTTATAACTTCTACTGGTAGTGCAGCTACTGTTGCGGGTGAAAAGTTGTTTTTAACAGTAAGTGCCGTAGAATGTTCCGCTAAGTATGCAGCGAACATCACGGTAGGATCAGGCGATCTTTGCGCCGAAGCTATCAACGGAAGTAACAGAATCAGACTCAAAGGGTTTTCTATAGTATCTGGTGGCACAGCAGGGACAGTGGAGTTTATTAATAATACTCCAGAGAACGGATCTGCAGTGTTTAAGTCCCGCACTATCGGAACTGATAACACCACATTAGACAGAACTATACCGGCAGACGGTGTTTTGTTTGAAGATGGTATGTCAGTTAAATACACGATAGCCACTATAGACATGATGACTTTTTTCCATGGCTAGGCGAAAAGGCACAATGAAGGGCCACACCATTGGTGGAGGACATAAGCGTCCTACTAAGTCTGGTGCTGGGATGACTAAAAAAGGTGTTGCTAAATACCGTAAAGACAACCCCGGCAGCAAACTAAAGACCGCTGTAACAGGCAAAGTAAAAGCTGGTAGTAAAGCTGCTAAACGGCGTAAATCATACTGCGCTCGTTCTGCAGGTCAGATGAAACAATTTCCAAAGGCAGCTAAGAATCCTAATAGTAGGTTGCGTCAGGCAAGACGGAGATGGAAATGTTAGGACAACAGTTTATAACAGGCACTCTTTTCGTCGCTTTTGTAGGCGTATGCGTAGCTGGGCTTACATGGATATCCTCTACTCTAATAGAAGTAGATAAGAATATAGCTATCATGGCTGTAAAGACTGACGCTAATAGTCAAAAAATAGATGAATTGCATACTATGTTAAAACCCATGTGGGAAGATTTCACAGGTAGACAATACGAGGAGAATCTTGCATGGAGCAAAACCGAAAGATGATAAATGCCATACTTACAATCAAATATACCACACTTCAATGCGTGGGTTCGGAGAGAGTACACTAAGAATCTAGAGGAATATCATGGTGAATTTTTACATGCTATGGTGGTTGCCGTGACTACGATGCCCAACCGTACTCTTAGTTTTCAAGTCATATTCACAGGATGTGAGTCTGATGATACTGACGACCCTAACGTACATGGCGGCGCTATGTGGGCTAGGATGCCTCTGACAGCGCTTGTAGCTGATGTACCCTATGAAGAGTGGCCTACAGAGTTACCACCCTATCTAGCGCAACCTTGGGACTGTATGTCTCATTATCATTCAGTCTATAAGATTGAACGCGCATCTCCTGCACCTTGGATAGCCAAGGTAGATGGTGAATTTTATCCTGCTAAATATTACTTTACTGTTGATTATACAGATAGCGAAGTAGCAGACCACCCAGCACAACACAAACAAAGCCATGTGCTAGAGTTGTTAGATGCTGGTGAGTTGACAGGTAACATAGTAGCGTTACCAAATAATCGGGTGCGCGTTACGCATCCTGCATGGTTTGAAACAGGGCAAGGCGCTCCAGACTTCAGACCGAACCAGCATACTTACAATTCAAAAGAAGATGTGGGTTATGTTTGGGATACCGAGCGTGTGTTTAACAACTTGTATAAGGAAGAAGAAAATGGCTAGAGAAGATGCAATGGACGGTGGACTGCCTAGAATGCCTAGAAACAAAAAGAAATTAGGAATGTCACCCGGTGCAATGAGTGGGAGACGTTCAGGTATGTCACCCGGTGCAATGAGCGGCCCAAGAAAAAAGACAGGCCCAGCCAAAACTATTGCAGAGGCAAAACGGCGTGGACTTAGCACTTTTACCGATAAATCAGGTAAGAAAAAAGCTGCGGTAACAGCAGAAGAGTTGAAGAAATCAGGTTTGTCCTTGCGTGATTATCTTAACAAGCAACAGGGTAAGACTCGTGCAGGACCAAAGGCTCCTACGGTTACGCCAAAGCCGAAGCCTACAAAACCTGCAGCTAAAAAAGTAATGCCTAATCAAAAAGGTATTACTGCTCCAAAGCCAAAAGCTGGAAGCACTCCAATGATTCCTCTAGGTTCGTCTGGTAGGCGTATAGTTGATGAGGATAGAAAAAAGAGAGCCGCCGCAAAAACAGCCACGAATGTAGGTTCGGGCAGAACTGGCACTGGTGGCAAAGGAACTCCTTACATGGGTATGGGTATGAAAGCCGGTGGCATGAAAAAAGGCTATTCCATGGGTGGCATGAAGAAAAAAGGTATGGCTGCTGGAGGTCTAAACGCTGCTATCAAAATGGTAGACAAACAGAAAAAAGGTATGGCTGCTGGTGGTATGAAGAAAAAAGGCTTTTCCATGGGTGGCATGAAGAAAAAAGGCATGGCTATGGGTGGCATGAAAAAAAGCATGAAAAAAGGTGGTAAGATTCGCGGAGCAGGTATTGAGAGAAAAGGACTGCGGAAAGCGAAGTACATCTAATGCGAAGAAAGAAAGACCCAAGAGTAGGTACAGGCAAAAAGCCAAAAGGTAGTGGTCGCAGGCTTTATACTGATGAGAATCCCAAGGATACCGTGGGTATAAAGTTTGCTACTCCTGCTGACGCTAGAGCTACTGTGGCAAAGGTAAAGAAAGTAAGTAAGCCTTTTGCCAGAAAGATACAGATACTTACTGTTGGTGAACAAAGAGCCAAAGTCATGGGTAAGACCGAAGTTGCAAAGATATTTCGGCAAGGTAAAGAAAGCATAAGGAGGGCTAGAAAAAATGCCTAAAGACGCTTGTTATCACAAAGTAAAAGCTCGCTATAGAGTATTTCCAAGCGCTTATGCTTCAGGTGCTATTGCGAAATGTAGAAAGGTCGGCGCAGCTAACTACGGCAAAGGCAGCAAAAAGAAGAAAGCCACTGGGGGCGTTGTAAATTTTGACAATGGTGGTCTAGCTAGACGTAAAAGAAAGAGACCTGCCAGCAACGGTAACATAGCTAGAGGTTGTGGAATAGTTAGCCGTCGTAAAGTTACAAAGTACGTGTGAGTTATTTATGGCAGTCAGGAAAACAAAAAGTGGTCTAGCCTTAAAGCGCTGGTTTAAGGAGGATTGGAAAGATGTATCCACTGGCAAGGCGTGTGGCAGAAAGAAGGGCGAAAAGCGCGGAACTCCTTATTGCCGTCCTTCCAAGCGTATTTCTTCAAAAACTCCTAAAACTACTGGAGAAATGACAGCCGCTCAAAAACGTAGTAGGGTTGCACAGAAGAAGAGAATTGGACAACCGGCGGGTAAACCAAGACGTGTAAAGTCGTTAAGAAGGAAAAAGTAAATGGCTACATCAGGCACCACCGCATTTGATATGGATTTCACTGAAATTGCGGAAGAAGCGTGGGAGCGTGCCGGTCGTGAAATGCGGTCAGGTTATGACCTTCGTACAGCTCGTAGATCCATGAACCTGATGACTATTGAGTGGCAGAACCGTGGTATCAATATGTGGACTATTGATAGCGGTACGATATCCGTCACTGCAGGAACAGCTCAATATAGTTTACCTGCAGACACTATAGACCTGTTAGATCAAGTTATACGCACAAATGCAGGCAATACAGCCACACAGTCTGATCTCACCATAAGTCGTATTGGTGTTAGTACTTACGCCTCTATCCCTAACAAGTTAACAACCGGTAGACCAATACAGGTGTTTGTAGAAAGATTAGCTACGCCCAGAGTAAACCTATGGCCTGTGCCTGATCAGGCATATACGTTTGTGTATTTTAGGATGAGAAGGATAGAAGACGCTGGTAGCGGTGTTGAAACAGCAGACGTGGTATTCAGATTCTTACCTTGTTTAGTTGCTGGTTTGGCGTATCACATAGCCATGAAAACACCAGAGCTGGCTGATAGGGTCGCTATGTTAAAAGCAGCTTATGATGAACAATATACTTTAGCTGCAGGTGAAGATAGAGAGAAGACTTCTGAACGATACATACCGAGAGTTGCTAGGATTTAATTATGTCTAATAGGTTCGCATCCATAAAAAGAGCTATCGCAGAGTGTGATATATGTGGATTTAGATATAAATTACGTGATTTGCGTAATATAATAAGAAAAGGTAATAATACTAACTTAAAGGCATGTCCTTATTGTTTTGATTACGATCATCCACAATTAAAGCTAGGTATGTTTCCAGTGGATGATCCACAAGCAATACGAGATCCTAGACCAGATTTTGTAGGTTATGCAGAAAGTAGAGCGTTAAGATACTCAGGGTCTTTGGATAACAAACTAGAGTTTGTAATGAACGCATCTCTAGGTTCAGTAACAGTAACAACTTCTTAGGTAAAACAATGGCAATGACGAGGGCAAACATGAGCAAGCAAACAAGTACAGGCGGATTTCCTGATCTTACTGGGGATAACAAGGTCACACAAGCTGACATTCTCAAAGGTCGTGGAGTGCCGGGGTTTAAAGCAGGCAAAATGGTACGGTCAAAAGGTGCAGCTAAAGGCGGCATCAAAATACGTGGCGCAGGTGCAGCAACCAAAGGTTTTATGGCTCGCGGTCCTATGGGGTAAATTATGAATTATACTAATTTAAAGGCAAATGTTGAGGATATATGTGAACAGACGTTTACAGCGGATCAACACGCCTTGTTTGCACAGCAAGCGGAACAGATGATCCATAACACTGTTGAGTTACCAGCTATGCGTAATGTGGATAGCGGCCCTTTGACTGCTACTAACAAGCATTACACTACGCCAGATGGTTATCTGTACACTTACAGTCTTGCTGTAATTAGCAGTAGCACCACAACTTACCTGTTAAATAAAGACGTTAACTTCTTACGTGATGCTTACCCTGTAAACACTAGTGCAAAATATGGACTACCTAAATTCTATGCTTATCACAGCACAGTAGGGTCTAACGTGCGCTTCTTGCTTGCACCTACTCCAGATCAAAATTACGAGATAGAACACATATATGCAAAATACCCCACATCAATAGTCACCGCTGGAGGCACATATCTGGGCGACAACTTTGATACTGCACTTCTAAACGGCGCACTTATGGAAGCAATTCGTTTTATGAAGGGTGAGGCCGATGTAGTTGCTATGTATGAGAAGCGTTATTTACAAGCTATTACACTACTACAGCGCACTGGAGACGGTAAGTTACGGCAAGACTACTACCGTTCTGGACAGTCTCGTACGCCTGTAACTTAAGGATAAATTATGGCTGTAACTCAAACACTGTGTACGTCATTCAAGATAGCTCTCTTAGATGGAGAGATGGATTTTAGTGGTGATACATCACAGGCATTTAAGATTGCTCTATACACATCTAGCGCAACTTTAGATGCTACTACGACTGCTTATTCTACAAATAACGAAGTAAGCGGTACTGGATATACTGCTGGCGGAAATACCTTAACTATAGCTGCAAATCCGGCAGCTTCAGGCACTACAGTATTTTTAGATTTTGCCGATACGACTTGGAGTTCTTCTTCTATTACCGCTAGAGGAGCATTAATTTACAAGTCTGCAACAGGTAATCCTGCAATAGCAGTGATTGATTTTGGAGAAGATAAGCAGACAAGCTCTGCAGATTTTGTTATTCAGTTTCCAACAGCAGATAAGACAAATGCTTTAATTCGCATAGATTAGTGAGGACTCACAGATGGCAACACAATTTAGTACTTTATTGAAAGTAGCTTTACCCACACAAGGCGAGTTAAGCGGTAGTTGGGGTAATACAGTAAACGAAAATATTACCAAGATGGTAGAGGAAGCCATAGCTGGCACCGCAACTATCAATACTTGGAGTGGTAACTCCGCTACATTGTCCACAGCTAATGGTACGACAGCAGAATCAAGAAACGCCATACTAAACCTTACGGATACAGGTACATCCTTATCTGGCGCAGCTACGGTAATTGTGCCAACGCTTAGTAAAATATTTATAGTAAAGAATGGTACGGCTCAAACAGTAACCGTTAAGACAGCATCAGGAACTGGTGTCGCTATTACAGCGGGTGAAACTGGGTTTGTGTATTGTGATGGCACTAACGTAGTCGAGAGTCTTAACTATGTAGCGGGTGACTTTGGTGTCGGTGGTAATCTTGCTGTAACTGGTAATGCCACAGTGACAGGAACAACCACGTTCAACGGCGGTACAATAACTCTTGGTGACGCAAATACTGACAACATTGTGTTTGGCGGTGAAGTAGATTCAAACATCATTCCAGATGACGATAATACCTATGATTTAGGTAGCTCTTCAAAGCAGTGGAAAGACATATACATCAACGGTTCCGCATATATTGACGGGCTTGCAGAAGACATATTAGTGGCAACTGATAAGAAAGTACTCTTTAGAGATTCTGCACTGTTTATAAATTCTAGCGCTGACGGGCAACTAGACATTGCTGCAGATACAGAAGTGGAGATTACTACTGCACTGCTCGAAATATCCGCTGATGCAACGGTTGGTGACGATCTAACATTAAAATCTGATGCTGCAGTTCTTGGATTTGGCGCAGATACAGACGTAACGTTAACTCACGTTGCCGACACAGGCGTCCTTTTAAATTCAACTCGACAACTGCAGTTTGGAGATAGCGGTACGTACATTCATCAATCAGCCGATGGTGTGCTTGATCTTGTATCCGATACAGAAATAGAAATAAATGCTACGACAATTGACATCAACGGCAACGTAGAAATTAGTGGTGATCTAACTGTATCTGGTGATGACATCACGATGGGAACCAACACTGCTGGTAATTTACTTGTGGCTGACGGTACAAATTTTAATTCCGTAGCAGCAGGCAGTTTGTCTGAGATATCAACTGTAGCGAATGATGATGTGTTTATTGCTGTAGATACGTCGGGTGGTGGGTTAAAGAAAATAACACGTAGCACGCTAGTAGCTGGATTAGCCACATCTTCTGGTATAAGCAATATAGTTGAGGATAGTTCTCCGCAATTGGGGGGCAATTTGGATATGAATGGGGCGGATATCGTCACCACATCCAACGCTACATTAGACTTGGCTCCCAATGGAACAGGCACGGTGGTTGTACGAGGCAACACCAACTCCGGTAGAATAGTATTCAACTGTGAAAGTAACAGTCACGGTCAGACTCTGGCGTCACAACCCCACAGTGCAGCAGTAACAAACATCATGTTACTCCCAGCAGGGGGTAATTCTACTTTAGTATCTTTAATATCTACTGACACGTTAACAAACAAGACACTTACCAGTCCTGTAATTAACACGGGTACTTTTGGCACATCCATTCTACCAGTAAGCGCCGATGGTACAACTCTTGGCTCTGCGTCTAAAGAGTTTTCTGACTTATTCCTTGCTGATGCTGGCACTATACAGTTTGGTAACGATCAAGACGTAACCCTCACTCATGTTGCTGATACAGGCTTGTTACTTAATGCAGCAATGGTAGTTCAATTTCGTGACTCCGCTATCAACATTGGCTCACCTGCTGATGGTGATTTGGATATTAACGCGGATGATGAGATTGAACTTAATTCAACTTTGATTGATATAAACGGTAATGTAGAGATTAGTGGCACTGCAGCGATAACTGGAATTGCAACTTTTACCGATGATATAATAATAGGCGATGGAAAAACTATTGGTTCTGCAAGTGATGTTGATGCGATTACAATCGCGTCTAATGGACAGCTCACCCTTACACAACAGTTAAACGGCACTGCCGCTGATTTTAGTGGTGATGTAGGTGGTGGAAATTTCCAACCAGATGGTGACACTGCGGCTGGTGATGCAGCGGCATTTGGTTACACTGCTGCACTCGGGGCAATAATAACCGGACAAGGCTCAACCAACGATATCACATTAGTTAACGATGCAGATGCTACAGTTCTTAGTATTCCAACTGGCACCACAAATGTAGACATTGTTGGAGTAGCCACAGCAGCTACCTTTGAACCTGATGGTGACACTGCCGCTGGTGACAATGCTGCAATAGGATATACCGCTGGAGAAGGTTTAATTCTTACAGGTCAGGGTAGTACAACTGATGTAACAATCAAAAACGATGCGGATGCTACAGTGGCTTCGATTGCTACAGGCACAACCATATTCAAGATAAACGATGATATTGAAGTGGATGGTAGAGCATTTGGGCATGTCACCACCGACAACGATGGTAGCTTTGACCTTGCTGTTGGCAACGACTTTCAATGCACACCATCAGGCGACTTTACTTTGACCTTTACAAACCCTGCCGCAGGGCAATCTGGCAATGTATTTTTGATTAACTCTGGTGGTCACACCGTGTCAGCCCATGCTTCTGTTGCAATCAACGCTACTGCTCTAACAGCATTGGCAACGGCTGGAACATATCATCTTGCTTACTACTGTAGTGCGGCAAGTGGTAACAATACGATAGCTGTGTCAGCGTCTGGAGCTTTAACCTAATGAGTTTAATTAAAGGCAATCACGCAGGACTAGGAGGAGCAGGTGCGCCGGGTGGTGCGTTAGGTTCGTTTTTCAGTCACACCCTTGACCAGTCTCTGCGATTTAATGGTGGCGATACCCCTAGACTAACAAGAACTTGGGGTGCGGCAGCAACAGACGATACCACTTGGACTGTTTCAATGTGGGTTAAAAGGGCTAGTCAAGACGGGGGTAATTGGCACACTTTGTTTGCAGAAGAAAGTGAGGCGTGGACTGTTTGTGCATTTTACAATGACACTCTTTACATTCAGATAAACGCTGGTGGTGCAGGCCACTATATTCAAACAAACAGATTGTTCAGGGATTTTTCATCTTGGTATCACATAGTCGTTGCATTTGATGAAGATAATGGCACAGCAACGCATCGTCTGAGATTGTATATTAACGGCACTGAAGAAACATCTTTTGCTACAGACCAACGAGGTAGCATCAGCAGTAGCAGCAATTCAAACTGGAATACGAATGGTAAATCATGTGCTATTGGTGCAAGAAGTGCCAGCAGCAATAGTTTAAACTTTGATGGCTACATGGCTGAGTTTCACAATATTGATGGTCAGCAGTTAACCCCAAGTTCATTTGGCGAAACTAAAGGTGGAGTGTGGATTCCAAAAGCCTATTCAGGTTCACATGGGGATAATGGTTTTTATCTTCCCTTCGATGATTCAAGCGCAATTGGTGACGATGAAAGCGCAAATACAAATGATTGGACTGTTACTAACCTAGCCGCACACGATGTCGTGCCAGACAGCCCGACTACAAACTTTGCTACAATGAATCCTTTAATGGTTGGTGGAGCCAATACGCAAGTACATGCAAGTGCTGCTTATGCGGAAGGCAATTTAAAAGTTTTGGCTGGTGGGTATTCTACATCTACTATAGGTGGCGGTTTTAGCTCAATGGCTATCCCATCAGATAAAAAAATATATGTGGAAGTTTGTGAAACAAACTCAACTGAATTTGGTGCTGGAGTACTTATACAAAACCACGTTCAAAACAGCACTCAACTCGTAGGCAATGGTTCTGTAGCTTATTATAATCGCAGTGTATATCGTAATGGCGTTGAAACAGATTATGGTTCAAGTGCAGGGGCAGGTGGTCTAGGTGTTGCAAGGCTTGCGGCAGGAGATGTCTTAGGTATTGCAATTGATGGTGCAACAGGTAAAGTTTGGTTTCACAGAAACGGCACATATTTTAAATCACCTAGTACAAACAACTCTGGAACTACAGGCAATCCATCTGCTGGTTCTAATGAGATAGGAACTGTTACTAATACAATAGCGATTAATCCATCAGGTAATTTGTTTTTCTTTCTCACAGGTAACTCTAGCACGGATAATTTATTTATAAACTTTGGTCAAGATTCTACATTTGCAGGAAACAAATCTGCTGGTTCTGAAACAGATGCTAATGGTGAAGGCTTGTTTCAGTATGCAGTGCCAACCGATTATGTTTGTTTGCACTCTGGCAATATGAGCGATCCAGCAATCGGTCCCACACAAAGCAGCCAAGCTGATGACCATTTTAATACTGTGCTGTATACAGGAAATGGCAGCACCCAAAACATTACAGGAGTTGGATTTCAACCAGACTGGACGTGGATAAAAAACCGTGCTGCTACTGATGCTCACGCACTAACAGATAGTGTTCGTGGAGTTACAAAAGAAATACAAACAAATGCTTTGAGTGCTGAAAGTACTAACGCAGATGGTTTGACTGCTTTTGGTGCTGATGGCTTTAGTCTTGGTGACGATGATATATATAATACAAACACTGAAACATACGTTTCGTGGAACTGGAAAGGGGGCGGCAGTGCCTCAACAAATACAGACGGAAGTGGTATTGATTCTAGCGTATCGGCTAATACCGACGCTGGAATAAGCATATTAACATACACAGGGACTGGTAATACCTCTCATACTATTGGGCATGGATTGGGTAAAACACCTGCTTTCGTTATGAGCAAAAGTCGTGACTCAGGTAGTGGAGCATTTTCTTATTGGTTTATTAAGTGGAACGGGCAAACTAGCAACAACAACTTGCTTTTAAATTTTACAGACGCACAAACTAATATAGCAGTGAACTATGCAGGTGGCGGCTGGTCAGATTTTGATAGCAGTAACACCACAACTATAGTGCCTAGAATTGGCTATACTGGTTCATCTGTTGATAGCGTTAATAAGTCTGGTGAAGATTATGTAGCGTATGTATTTGCACAAGTTGAAGGATTTAGTGCGATTGGTTCATTTATAGGAAATGGAAATGATAACGGAATATTTGTCTACACAGGATTCAGGCCAGCTTGGCTTTGGATTAAACGTATAGATGCTGCAAATGATTGGCACATGATGGATGATCATAGAAACCCGTTTAATTTAATGGATGGTCTTTTGTTTGCAAATGGTACATATGCAGAAACCTCTGACGCTGCATATGGTCGCGACTTCTTGAGCAATGGATTTAAGATTAGAGGTTCAGAGCCGTATGTGAACGCTAGTGGTGGAACATTTGTTTATATGGCCTTTGCTAATAGCCCATTTAAATTTGCTAATGCCTTTTAGGAGATAATTATGCCGTGGAAATACAATGGGGCAACCCTTAAAGAAGGACGAGAGTTTACTGGTACAGATGGTACGCAGTATTCTAAAGTCTGGATGCGTTATAGCAATAGCGAGAAGTCTGCTATTGGCATCACTTGGGAAGACCCACCAGCATCAGAGGCTGCATTTGATAATAGATTTTATAGTGGTAGACAAAGCGATGGTACACTCATACCTAAAAGCCTAACGGATACATTGTGGGTGGATAGTGATGGGAAGGCTGTTACAGATCCAATAACAGGCGCACAAGGTGTAACACGAGGACTTAAATATATCTGGGTAGCACAAACAAAGCGAACAGCGGCAGATAGGCTTGCAGTAAATGACTGGTACGTTACTCGCAACGCTGAAAAGTCTACAGCCATCCCAAGTTCAGTCACTACGTACAGGGATTCCGTCCGCACTAAATGTGCAGAGATAGAGACAGCGTTGAATGGTGCATCTGATTTAGCGGCGTTTATGGCTTTGTTTGAGAATGAAATGAACTCAGACGGTACAATAAAAACCATTGCTAAGATTAACGACTGGCCTGATGAAATTTAATGGAACCAATAGCAACAGCCATTGCTGCTGTAGCAGCTGCATCAAATGCCATTGCTTTTATAAAGGCGAGAATTAACGATGTTCAATCTGTTGCTGATATTTCACAACAAATCGGTACGCTCTTCGACTGTCAAAAGAAACTTAACGAGGAGCGTAACAAGCAAGCTGGCGTTGGTGATATCAAGTTTCAAAGCAGTATGGATGCAGTTCTTGAAGCCAAGAAATTACAAGAGCAAATGCAAGAAATTAAAACTATGATTAACTTGCGGTTTGGCCCCGACACATGGAACGAAATTGTCAACCATCATAATCAAAAACTCAGGGAGCAAAAAGAAGCACAGAAAGCGGCGCGTAAAGAGGCTGCACGAAGGGCCAAGGAAGTTGAAGAAACGATTAAAACAACGCTACTCGTCGCCGGTATTATCGCAGTTACAATAGCTTTATTTGTTTTCTTGTTTGTAACTGTCGCGCAAGGTAATTCAGAGGAGATTGTGCTATGACTCAAAAGAAGTTACAGAAAGATAGCGCATATTCAGAGTATGACGAAGATGGCGATGGTATAGTATCTGATGAGGAGTTATCACATATTAAAGCCATTAAAGAAACGGAGACACAACTACGCAAAAACTTAGCTCAATTACGTATGGCTAGATATACTTTAATATCAATGGGTGTGTTTACTATCGCTATGTTCTTTGTGCCTATAGAAAGAGTTAATGCGTTATCAGATATAAGTAATTTGTTTTATATTAGTGGCGCAGGCGTGGTCGGTGCGTATATGGGTACAACAGCGTGGATGAATAAGAAATAAAGGTGGTTAAAAATGATTTCTGGCAGAGGTAAAAGACAATTAAAAAAGGTTGTTAAAGGTCTTAGTAAAGCTTCTAAAACACACGCTAAACAGGCTAAGACCCTTAAAAGCATGTTAAAAAATAAAAAGAAAAAGTGAGGAATACATGGAAGCATTATTAATAATTGGCGCATTAGCTTACGGGATGCACCATTACCATCAAGCAGAGGATCAACAAGATCCAACAATAGAGGTTGGTCAAAAAGTTGTTTTTAATGAAGGTTTAGAAGAAATTGATTGGTCTAAAGCAGGTAATTTCAGAATGGTAAGCACTCAGAATGATGTTAAATGGGTTGTAATTACTGATGGTTAAAGAGTTCGTTTTATGGCTACTAAGTTAAGCGAAAACACTGAATTATCTATGCCAATCCGCAATTTGATTGCGATGGTAGTTGGAGCAGCAGTAGCAACATGGGCGTATTTTGGAGTTATTGAAAGATTAAACACTATTGAAAATAAGTTTATTCTTGTAGAAACAGACTTGGGTCAAAACACAGAGTTTCGTATTAAGTGGCCTCGTGGTGAAATGGGTAGTTTGCCAGCCGATTCAGAACAGTTTATGATGATAGAACACCTTGCTAGTGAACTAGAAAAGCTGGCTGAAAATATAGAATCAGGTAACGCCCCCCACGATCAGCAACAAAAGCTGGTGTTAGAGTTCTACGATAGGCGATTGACCAAGATAGAAGACAATATAGAAAAGCTGACGAACAATGATTGAAGTAACATTTGTTTTATTATTGATGATTGGCGATGAAAAGGTGGAATATACGCCGTATGAAAACTTGTCTCAATGCCTGACGGTGCGTCGTAAAATTAAACGTAACACTGGGCATACGATTGACTTTGATAAAAGGTGGGCGTGTAAACAGTTGAAGGTAAAGATTGAGGCAGGCGAGATAATGGAGATTATTGAGCAATGATACAGGCACTTATTGGACCCATAGCTAATCTAGCTGGTTCTTTCATGGAGTCAAAGATAGAGCAAACAAAGGCTAAAGGTAGGGTTGCACAAGCAAAGGCCGAAGCCGAGGCTGAAGTTATGAAAGTCGCAGCTACTCACGAAGCTGGCTGGGAAAAGATAATGGCACAGTCATCTGACAACAGTTGGAAGGACGAGGCGTGGACGATTCTATTCATTGTTATAATTGCCATGTGCTTTATTCCGTTTACTCAACCGTATGTCGAAGATGGCTTTGCGGCTCTTTCTCGTACACCAGAGTGGTTCCAGTGGGCGATGTACGCCTCAATCGGTGCGAGCTTCGGAATACGCGGAATAAAAGGATTTAAGAAATGAACAAAGATAAATTACGCGAGGAAATCGCAGAGGATGAGGGTTGCAAGTACGAGGTGTATTTAGATCATCTTGGACTCCCAACCTGTGGTATAGGCCACCTCATCACAGAAAGTGACGAAGAACACAGCAAACCTGTTGGCACAGTCGTGGAACAGGAGCGAGTAAAGCAGTTGTTTGCTCTTGATATGATGGTAACTATTGATGAGTGCAAAGTATTGTATCCGGATTTCGATGACCTGCCCGAAGAGTGTCAGCACATCGTTGCAAATATGATGTTCAATATGGGCCGCCCTAGACTCAGTAAATTCAAAGGTATGAAATCTGGTGTAGATGCTAGAGATTGGAATAAAGCCGCAGATGAGATGGTTGATTCCAAATGGTATACTCAGGTGCCAAATCGTGCTAGACGTTTAGTAGATAGAATGAGAGCATTAGCGGAGGATTGAATCGTGCCACTGCAAAAAGTGTCGTTAAAACCCGGTATAAATCGTGAAGGGACTCGTTATTCTACTGAAGGTGGGTATTATGACGGAGATAAGATAAGGTTTAGACAGGGACTACCAGAAAAAATAGGTGGTTGGTTACGTATATCTGCATCTACTTTTGAAGGTGTAGCTAGATCATTACACAACTGGGTAACTTTAGGCGATCAAAACTTAATAGGTATAGGCACACACCTTAAGTTCTATATAGAGAACGTGGGTAATTATAACGATATAACACCTCTGCGCAGCACTGTATCACTATCAAACCCTTTCACTACAACTTCTGGCTCTGCAGTAATCACTGTAACTGATGCTAATGGTGGGTATAAAAACGGTGATTATGTTACATTTAGTAACGCCTCCGCTGTAGGTGGTCTAACCATAGATGGTGAGTTTGTTGTTGGCCTTACAACTGTATCTGCTGCAAACACATACACCATAACAGCTGCATCCAATGCTACCTCTAGCGCAACCGGTGGGGGGACAGTATCTGCAGCCTACCAGATAAATGTTGGTAACGCTTTTGCCACACCAATCACAGGTTGGGGTGCTGGCACTTGGGGGCAGGGTGCTTGGGGTATTGGTGTGTCATCTACATCAGCAATTCGTTTTTGGTCGCAATCAAATTTCGGCGAAGATCTTATACTAGGACACAGGGGTGGTGGTTTATTTTATTGGGATGCTACAAACGGCGTAGAAACTCGCGCAGTGTTAGTGTCCAGCCGTAGCGGTGCTTCT